TAAGAACCCGTGTCCACATAGGTTTCTGTGTCGTCGATGTCTGATGCGAGTTGGGTAAAGTCATCTCCAATCTCTTTTACAATTTCTTTTAAAAAATCCATTAAATAATAAATCCAAATTCTTCGCGAGCTACTTTTTTATATGTATCAGGGTGCTTTTCCCTAATCTTTTTAATAGTATCAATTTTTTGATAGAGTGCAGCATCTCCACCAAGACGTAAAGCACTTACAATAGTTGCAAGTTCTCTGTCATTAATAGGCAATTCCATTAGGAGAAAAATAATTCTAGGTTTACAGTTTTTTCAACATTCCAACCAATCGCATCAAGTATAGTTTTCATTGGTTCGAGAAAGGACTTCTCAAATTGTAAGTCATAGTCGATGTACTTGTCAAGGCCAAGTTCCGTGGGGAAATCCTGAATAAATGAGATGATGTTCTCATGAATAATATTTGGTTTTTTCAAATAGCAAAATTTAATTTTTTCTCCATTTTTAATAAGAGAATATTTATTATCAAGTTTTTGTTGTTTAATGTAATAATTAAACAACAATGCTCCACGACAATGAATAGGAGTTCCTTTAGAATAAATGTTAGAAGAAGATTTATATTTTCCAACATCAGAAACAGATCTTGGAAAGGAAATTTGCTCAGGGGGTAGAGATTTAAACTCTGAACGAGATTTATCAATAAAGTCAATTACTTCGTCCTCTGTCCCACTCATCATCAATTTAAGAGCGTCTTTAATCATCTTCCTACAAGGTGCAGGTGTTGATGATTTAACTGCTTCAATACCCATCATTTTTAATTTAGGTTCTGAATATGAGACACCCTCACTATTCCAGACATTAAGGATATATCGTTTCTTAGCAGTCCAGATACCACGATCAGCGATATTCTCGCGTTTCATTTGCATCTTTTGGTCATACGCCGATACATAGTTCGCCAAGTCCTGGTAACACTTATCGATGTACGGTTCAAACTTATCTTCACAGATCTTGTCAAGTAATCCCACAATCGCAACTTTGTCGCCAGACTTAGAAGCAAAAAATTTATTAACAAGAGGTCCAAGATTAAGATAAATTGAATCTGTATCGGATGCAATTACGTAATCCTCATCTGTTGTTTGCAACAATTTATTTAGATACTGATTCATCTTATCCTCAATCCATCGGATAGAAACTTGACCCGATAAGGTAATTGCTTCAGCATTTGCTAGTTTGTAGTACCTGAAATATTGATTACCAATAGCACCATAAGCAGAGTTAAGAGAAATCTTTTTAGCCATTTGAATGTTGTTACATCTGGCGATCTCCTTTTCAAGTGCTTTAGTAGGTGTCTTCTCATATTCCTTCTTTGCTTGAATCATCTTCTTTTTGAAGATTACACGATCACCATACATTTTCTCCATAAGTTCTGGTAAGAACCCACGAACATCTTTGCGGTACATTGCTCCATTGGCACATACAGCATTATCTTTATACAGTTCAAAGTTTATTTCTTCTTCAAGGATTCTATCAACTGAAGCCGTTGGATGTCTCTCATCCAAGATTGTTTCTGGAGAGATGTTGTACTGCATGATAAGATGAGGGTAGAGAGAGTTAAGGTCAAAAGACACAACCCAATCATACTTTCCAGGAATCGGTTCTTTGACATAAGCACCTGCATACTTTTCATTTTTTATTGACTTATTTTTTGGGGGAATGACAATATTCCTTTTCTTTAGGTAATTGTAGATAATAGTATCCCACATCCTAACTTGATAAAATACATCAACATAATTTACTTTGGCATCATATGCCATAGTCAAAGCCAATTCAATCAACTTCATCTTGTCTTCCAATCGGTCAACAAGTTCTACGTCAACAATATTATATTCAATATACTTTTGCCATCCATGAGTGTAGAAGTCTTTGAAAGTATCGAATTCAGAGTGATCTAGTTTCTTTTGTCCCAGTTCTACTTCTGCAATATAATCAAGACGATATGATTCCTGAGCCTTATAAGTGAATTTCTTATAGAGGTCAAGATAATCGAGTTGAGTGACTCCACCAACATCAAATGTAGTATTTTTTCTACCTTGAACATAGGTTTCTCCTTCAGTAACAAGTCCCCATGGTGAGAATCTTTTCATTAACTTCTCACCCAATACACGATTGAGTCTTTTACAAATATATGGAATATCATAAAACTGAATATTCCATCCAGTAATTACATCAGGAACATCAATCATCCAATAATTAATAAAGTGACTTAAAAGTTCTTGTTCAGTAGGACAATGATAATAAGTTACATTCTTTTGCTTATTGAAAAAAGGTTTTATACCCCAAGTTGTAATTTTCTTTGTATTATAATCTTGAATGGTTATGGCAAGAATTTCTTCTGATGCAGATTCAACATCAGGGAATCCTCTTTCAGATGCAGTCTCAATATCAATAGTTACCAATTTAATTTGACTGATGTCAAATTTAATTTCATCCTCTGGATATTTTTCTGAAATATATTGATAGATATATCGATCATTTCCATAGATCTCAAATCCATTAACATCATCGTAAGTTTTATAAAATTCTCTACAATCCCTAACAGTACCAGGATTTACTTCTTCTACAGACTGTCCACTTAATGTTCTATACTTAGAATCTTTTTTACTTTTTACAAATAGAGTAGGAAAAAACTCATCTCTATACTCATATCGTTTTCCATTATCAACTCCACGAACGAGGAATTGATTTCCAATTAATTGAACATTAGTGTAGAAACGCATTATTTAGTTAAGTCCTGATACTTTTCAATTAGTGTTGGAGTTGGATCTACAAGAGTTAAAATTTTATCAGAACTGATCATAAATTCATCAGTTCTTGTAACATCCATCATCCATGATTCTAACATACCACCTTCCACTACAAGGAAAGGATTAGTCAGTTTGCAATCTGGTTCTCCAGGAACTGATGCAGGAACTTCATCAATCTGACTGATCAGAATCTGATTGTTCTCCAGTAGAATCGCTTTGATTGTTTTTTCCATGTTCTATTACGTCTCTTGTGTACATTTCTTTTAAGTTGTCAACTGGTTCCACCATCGTAACCAACCAATCGGCAGGAATTGGAATATCAGTTTCTTTAGTTAACGGCATCCATGGATATAAAGTAATCTCAACTCCTGGTTTGCCTCCTTCCTGCATGTTTGGTTTTAGAAGTTTAACGACACATGGTTTGGTCATATAATAACCAATTACCCTATCACCTGAAGTCATTTCGCTGATATCAGAAATAATATCTTCACCAGATTTGAGTAGTGCTAGTTTAATAGTCATAAATTTTAGTTTCCTCCATTTATTTTACCAATAAAAAAGAGGGGTGTCAACTGGATTTGGCCAGTTACCCCTCCGTCTGCGACGACGATATACTTTATTTAGAACCAGACTTTTCTTTGATGATGCTCAGGTACAATTCTGCCGAGAACAATAGTTAACAACCCATCCTCAAATTCAACTGATCTAACTTCCGTATCCTCTGCCAGTGTCCAAGTTCTGGTGAAAGATCGTTGAGCCATTCCTCTGTGGACATACTCTGTATCTGTTTCGGTGTCCTCTTTTTGTCCTTCGACAAAGAGTTTACCGTCTTGTGTGTAGACATTTACTTCTTTCTTTTTAAATCCTGCAAGAGCAAGTTCTAGTCTCGATTCTACGTTGCTGACCGTTACTAGATTGAATGGAGGATAATTCTTAGTTGTTTCGTGAAGAGCAAACAACCTATCGAAGTATTCGTCCATTCCAATGCTATTCTTATTTATGCGTTCCATCAGTGCAGGAAGATCCGCAGCAGTGTACCGTGCAAGGTTTCTCATGATTCGTAGCTCCTTTAAAAGCGAGTTTGTGTTTTGTGGACCCCGAAGGCATCCATGTTTATTTATAACACGACAATAAAAAAGAGGTATGGGGTTAACCATACCTCTTTATGTGGTGTTCCGACTTTTGTAGAGACCGCACGAAAAGAGTCTCAGTCTTATTTATTGACTTTCTTCTTGGGGTTTAGTCTTCTTACCAATATTGTATTTCTGCTCAAGAATCCAATCTCCCTTATCCTTATAGGAAAGAACTTTGATTTGATTTAGAGGTGCAATATCAAGAACAGCGTCTTCATTTACAATTGAAATAAGTCCCCAATCTGCTAGAAGACGAGCAATACGATTACGACGCTGAACATCATTAAGAGTGAGATTAGCGTGTTTACCATCCAAAGCGAAAAGTTCTTTGAAATGAACAATGAAATACCTTCCTTGCTTATGAAGGATATGACACGACTGATAAAGTTTTTTTTCTTTTCTTGATGCAACACCAATCCTTGTCAGCGTTTCTCTCACCTTCAAAAAATCATCAGGTTCATTAAGAAGCACTTCGACCATTTGGTCCTGAGACCATTGAACTGTAGGTTCCACAGTAGTCATTTCATTCCTCCAACATCAAGTCGTTGTTTAATAAAGTTAATCTGTTCGTTTGTCAGAATTTTCAGAGCCTGAGATGCCTTCTCATTACTATAACCATAGTATT